TAAGTAATGGCGAAGCCCATTAGCCTTGGCGGCGGTGATTCAGATTTTCTGGATCACCGTTCTCCCTTGGGCGATTCTACAAAACGCTTGATTCCTGCCTCGATTCCCGAATCTATTGTGATTAATTCTGTGAGGTCAGTTACTTCCCAGGATGTTGTCAACAAGATTAAAGGGAAAGGCGCCTTAGTCGACGAAGTCCCTGTCGCCGTCTATCGCGCTTCTGCTGAGGGTAAGCCGCGCAGGTTGGATAACAGCGATGTCCTAGTTGGTTATAAGCCTCTCTACGATGGGTTATCTCATTTTCAAGAGTGTTACGGCTTGGTTAAGAGAGCTGTCGTCGGATTAAAAGATCTATTCTGCACTAATTCAGTGGTTGATTCTGCTGAGTTGCAGGATCTTGACAAGATAACTATGCAGCGATGGAGACCAACTGGATGGTTTCTTCACGTTCCCTTTTCCGAGTCGTTGAAGCTTACTGCTTACGAGCAAGAATTTATTAATTCGGTTCGCGTTGTTGTTCGGAGATATGCTGCAGTTCTTAAAGGCGAGCAGCGTGTATCTGATTGGCAATCGATGATTCTGAATGACTTTGATCCGCCTGATACTATGGTTGGTATGCCCACTATGATGTCAGGTAACTTATCTCATGAGGGCCGTATCGCTATATTAGCTGCCCTTGCACCCGTGGGTCGGCTACAACCTGAGGCCTGGTTGGATGAGTATTCACGATTGTCCATGACTTTAGGGTTGCCGGCCAACTTCTTATTTAGCTCGATGCTGGCTACTCGTCATGGACCGATGAGGAAGCCGATCCCTCTTTGGGTGAAAGATGTTGCAGGGTACTCGTATAATCATGAGTCTATAGGCCTATATGATAGGACTAGATTCGTGTATCCGATCCCTTATCCTGTGAATTTTCTATTGTCCCCCGTCTATCTCTTGCTTAAGGAAGCTCGGAAGCGGACACTCGGGTTATGGCATGATCCTGTTAGTATGGAGAAGTATGTTAAAGTTCTCCGATCTCAGGGGAAGAAGTCTTTTTCTATTGACTTCTCTGGTATGGATACCACTATGCCGCCTCATTTGATTAAGTTGATGTGTTCTGTTTTAATTGAACATGGCTTTCCGCGTTGGCCCTTGCAAATGCTGTCTACTCTTTATGAGCGGATGGGCATTATTACCCCTAGCTATCTCTCTCAACCAGGTTCTTGCACCTTTATTCATAAGGTCATTTCGTGGCTGTCTGGTTTTAAGTTGACGTCTGAGTTTGACACTATTTTTGGTGCGGCTACGATGCTAACTATTCTTGAGCAGCAGATGCCAGGTATTAGAGATAGATGGGAAAGGGGAAATTGGACCTTTGCGGAACTCGGTGATGATATAATATTCACTACCGACTCTAAAATCGATCCTGAAGCAATGACTAAAGCCGCTCAGGAAATCTGTGGTGCCAATCTGAAAGTGTATGAGGATGTTATGTTTTTGAAGAGACTTATGCCACTTCATCCCGATATACCCCATTTATCCCGCCCTTTCTCCCGCTTGATCCAGCAGACCTTCTTTAACGAGGAGCGTTATGATGGTATTGAAGGGGGACAGAGACCTGATGCTGTGATGCGTCTGTCAATTTGGGCTAGGATGGATTCATTAGATAAGCATCCAAAATTTAGGGATGCCTGGCCGCTTGTTCGAGATGCCATCGCGTCCTTAGGCTTCGTTCGCCGTTCGTCAGCGCAATACCAGAGAGACTTGCTTTCTGGAAAGGCAGTGATGCAGGATGGTGACGAGGCGATAATCCAACTCTTTGCGACTCGTACTCCAGAAGTTATGTTGGATTATTTAGAGAGAAGCAGATATGAGCCTTCTGCTGCTTTTCTTCTTCAGGCTTTTAAAGCTTTTGGAGTAAATATTGATGAGAACCCTGATCACTCATCAATCAGAAAAATTTATATGAAGGCGTTGCTGACCAAGCCGGGTCCTAGTGAGATAAGAAATCTCACGTCTAAGATCCCTTGGATGGCTAATTGATCAGATATCATTGTGGGTAAATTATTCTTTATGATTACTTTAATCCTAATCC